CCACCAGCACTGAGACGTCAACCTCCAGCGTGCGCTGCTGCTTGGTCTCTTCGTCCATGCCTTCGGTAAGCTCGGCCAACACCATGTCTTGCGCCGACTGCTCGTCATTGGCCGACATGAGAAACGTGTGCCAGTTCTCGCTTTCCTCGTCGGCCTTAGCCACGATCAGATAGAGGTCCATCATGCGCTCCTGCCCGTGGCCGCGTGCACCATGCGGCTACCCTCGACGGGGCCACGCGCGGCGGTGCGGTAGTTGCGCTTGATCGTCACCCCTTCGCAGATCTCGACGACCTTCAGGTAACTGACCAGCCGCTCCTCGCTGAACACGCCCACCATGTGGTTGCCCGTGCGGATGACCGCGAGCGCCCCGGCGTACATGAGCGCGAACTCGCCGACTTGAAACAGGCTCTCGCGATGCAGCATGACGGACGCCACAGCGGGCTTGTCGCCCACCGTGCTGTTCCAGTTGCGCGCCAGCATCACCACGCCCAGGTACTCGCGCATCACGGCCGCGCCGTCCTCGTTCAGATCACACAGCACGCGCAGCGCGTAGGCGCAGCTCTCGCCGGTTAGGCAGTTGATCCCGAGCGGGCGTAAGTCTGCCCAGCTGTCGATCGTCAAAGTGTCCATATCCTCTCCTAGCACGTTACGCGGGGTAACGTCACCCCGCAAAGTTTACAGGTAATGCCTACAGCTCGATAAACCAGCTCTCGGGAATCGCCCCCTCGACCGTCTTGGTGCGGTGGTTCAGGTGCAGCGTGCAGCCACCCAGCTCAATCACGCAACGCTGGTACTCGGTGTGCGCCATGAGGCTATAGGGCACCGCGATAAAGAACGGCGTGGCAGCGCCCAAACGCATGACCCGATAGCGCACGCGCGGCTCGGCATTCACGTTGGTGGTGAGCATCACGCGCCGGGGCTCGCCGCGACGCTGGACATAAATAGGTTTCATCGCTCGCCTCCTTTAAGCGAAGTCAACCGGTTTATCCGAGAGGCGCCAGCTAAACGCGATCGCCGAAGTCGTGGCCTCGGTCAGCGCCTGGTGATGCATACGGAACCACACCTCGCGCTCGCACTCATCCGTGAGCTGGCTATAGGTGAAGAGGCCCGTATTGATCTCGTCCACTGCGCACAGGTGCGCCATCTGATGCACGATTAAACGCACTGCCGGGTCAGCCTCGATGGTGCCCAGGGGCCGCTCATCTCGCCACTGCTCGATGGCCCGCACCAGCGTGCGGCTTATCGCGATCATGTTGCTCGCCCCTTGCTGAATCTCCAGCGCGTCTTTAAAGCGGTGGCAGCCATCGCCATAGCGATGCAGTTCGATCATATTCATGGGTTTCTCCTAGCACATTAAGTGAGGGGGGTGTCCCCTCGCAAAGTTAACAGCTACTGCATTACATCGTTAGTACTACTAAATAGGCAGGCCGTGAGTGTCCACAGCCTGCCCGGTAAACCTTGTCTCGATCGTGGGTGTTACGCGTCGTTGGCCGCTCGATCCTCCTCGCTGATGTGGTAGTCGCTGTAGATATAGCCGTTGGCTTTGAGCCACGCCCGCCCGTCCCCGGGCAGCATCTGCACGGCCAGCACGCGCTCGCCGAGACTAGCCCAACGCGTGACGCGCGCCGCCAATTGCTTATCGGCCGCGCTATCAAACTGCATACACAACTGCCCACGGGTGTAATGGATATTGCTGACATGCTCCAGCTGCAATTGGCGTTTCTCAGCCCGTTCAATTACCGTATCGATGTCCTCGGTTATGACGGCTTTAGAAGGGTGAGCGAAGCCATTACGCAACACAACGCGCATGTGTCCTCCTGCATCTCTGGAAGAGCCATGGCCGCCGTGTTCGGCGGTCTCCGGTTTACTGCTGCGAATCCCAGGCGAAATCGGCTTTCGATTCTTTCATTAACTCCGTTACGAAAACCCCGCTTGCCATCGAGGTAAGCATCGCCTGAGAACCCATGATGGCACTCGATTTCGTTAGTTTCAAGCGTAATTAATCAGGCAAATTGACCCCGTCCGTTTCGGCCACCTGCCCTATTTTTTCGCCTTTTGTCACCGCTTTGTCATGCCCTTGTCCTATGGGCGAGAGCGGCAACAAATATGCGCGTCAACTGTCATTTATCTAGGGAAAATACCTAATCCGAGCCGCCGATTTCGGCCAATCCGCAACTTTGCACAGCATGCGAAATACGATTTATGCATTTCGCATTCAGCTTTATCCACCCTCAAATTACGGCCACGGATTGGCCCCGATAATGCCGCCATTTACTCGGGCTCGCCGTCATCCCACTCGGGCAGCAACTGGGCGGGACCGCGCCACTCGCCGGTCAGATCGAGCCACGCCAGCCACACCTCGTGGCCGTCATTGAATGCGTGGTAGGTTGTGCGCTGTTTGTGCCGCGCTGCCCACGCGGTAATGGCCCGCTCGCTCGCACTGGCCAGGGTCAACTCGCCGCGCAGCGCCAACCGACGCGCGGTTTCCACCAGCACGCTCGGTGCGCTATTGCGCCGGCCCGATGGCTGATAGGCGATCCACTGCGGTGCGCCCAGCTCGCGCTCACCTTGCCATACCCGAGCAAACCCCGCTTGGCCATCATCCGGCCCGTAACTATGGTCAATCACGGGGTAATACCACACCTCGATGCGCATGACTCGGCCATGCGTGAGCGCGCAGGTTTCGCAGCGCCGCACCCTACCCTGCAACAAATGGTCAGCGCGCGCAATGCGATAGTTACCGCACTCGCACTGGCATAGCCACTGCGCCGCGCCCCTGTCGGTATTCTCGGCGCGAGCCATCACGCGTAACTTTCCGGTTTTCCACCCAACAAGATTGGCAGATCCCATCTGTTCGGACTCCTAACCATGTGGAACTCGCATATTAGGTGTGAGTCGCCACAAGGTCAAACCTCGCCCAAACACATAAGGATGGGTGTGAGTGGACTTGTAACTAAGCAGGCGAAAAAGCAGAAAAAGCGCAACTATAACGCGCCGCTGATTAATGGGGCCACCCTGGAGAAGCATATGGGGCTTGGGAGAGCGGGAGAACACGATAGTTACTAAGCAGAAAAAGCAGGTTTGGCCACGGGTGGACATACACAAAGGAAAAGTAGCACGATGGGTGTGAGTAAGTGTAAGTATGCGAGTCCATCCAACCGTTTGCGGGCGCACTCACACCTATCGGTAGAGTTTTGCCCCAAAAAAGACCGAGGTTTTTAAAACTGCTTAGCCAGCCTACTAATCTCTCTTTTTAGAAGAAATAGATTAAGAGGCTTGCCACGCTTGGGTTTGCGGCCGATGAGGCGTGGCCGCGTGGCCACCACACATTTTAATAGTTACACCACAAAAATGCGCAAACCCTTACCAGATAAGGGTTTGCGGCTAATCGCGTGGACCGGTGCGCGGGCCCGGAAATGTAACTAAATGATCGGCCTGTCACTATCGCGCGAAAACGGCCGCCAATGTGTAACTAAGCGCGTGCAAGCCGGTCGCTAGGTGCCATAGCAACACGCATCCAGGCAGTGTCGCGATCGACAGCGACGTTATCAGATACTTACGCTGGGCGCGGCGCAACGTGGCGCGGGCATCGGCCCATTCAGTGTAACTATTCATGGCTACCCCCAATGTGATTATCCCTTAACCCGTCCGGACGAATGGGCATGTCGCCTAAACGTCCGGACACAAAAAAGCCCCGGGCGAACCCGGGGCGTGCTCTGCCTTATTCCTTAACGGCTTAACCGTTCGTGCCATCCTTGGCCAAGTCGGCTAGGGCGTGCGTGGCGTCCCCTAACTTCGGTTTGTTCGCCGGGTCGGCACTCGGCGCTGCTTCATGTAGTTTCCAGACGACGCGCAATTGCGCGGTCAGGTCCGCTAGCGCCTTCGCTTGCGCGCTACAGCGCTTGTCTTGCGCCATGGCCTTAACGATGCCCTCTAGCACCTGCAAAGCACCGGCTGAGCCGATCGTAAAGGCGCGTTCGGTTAGCTCGCCAATCGTTAGCTGCGTGGCCGATTCGTCCAGTACGGGTTCGGTCTTTTTTGCTGCTTTCGACTTGCGCGCGCATTCGACCGCGAGCGCTTCGGCCCAATATTCCGGTTTGCCTGCTTTCAGCGCGTCCGCTTTTGCCAGTTCATAGACTTTCTGTTTGAGCGGGTCGCGCCGTTCGGCGCGCTTGCGCATGGCTTCGGCCCCCATATTGACTGGCACGCACTCGTAAATATCGCGCATGGCGGCCGCGTAGGTTTTCAGACAATGTTGCGCGGTCAGGTTAACCGCTTTGGAGACAATCTCGAACGCGTCCTGGTCCGCCTCATACACTTCGGGGCGCGGCAACGATTCAAAGCGTCCCTTAATGAGTGCACGCACGTGCTCGCTTAGCTTTACACCTTCGCGCGTATGCAATGACACGGCTTTGGCAATGTCATTGTGGAATGGCAGGATTTCAACGATTGGCCGATAGCCGACAGATATGAGTGCACCCATGGTTTTGCCCCTAGCAAGTTAACGGACGTTTAGGCGACATGCCCATTCGTCCGGACGTCCAACGCAATCAAAATCTCATTACTGCTATATCCGTTATAGAACAAAGCGAGTAATTCTTTTTTGGCGTGCCCGGGGGGGCCAAGGGGGATAAAGGAGGGTGGCCGGCGAAGGCTGTCCATGCAATCCCATATATAATTTGGCGTTTTTTCCTTTAGTTACAAATTAACTATCCTTTAAAGTAATTATCCCAATTGCCGCTAATAAAATTTCCCCAAAATCGCCTTAGTTACACTCCCGACGCCCTGCTCCCGTAACAGCTCACCTTGGCAACCGCAACGATTGTTGGTATAACGCCAGCAATACTTAGGACTCCTAAGCAAGCCTATGAGCACCGCCCTGGCCTTGCCGCCGCCCCCGAATCTGCCGGGACTGACGATCTACGACGCGCGCAATCCCGCCGAGCTGGGGTTCCCCCCGATGCTGCCCTACGAGTTGGCGATGAAGGTCGATAGCGCCGCCAATATCTGCCGGGCCTACGGCATGACGCGCGAGGCGTTTGCCGAGCTGATCGAGCACCCGGTGTTCATCAAGGCGTACCAGGAGGCGGTGGAGGCCCTGAAGGTCGAGGGCATGAGCTTTCGCATCAAGGCGCGCTTGCAGGCCGAGGCGTATCTGGACACGGCGTTCGTGATGGCGCAAAACCCGGGCACGTCAGATAACGTGCGCGCCGACATCATCAAAAACACCGTGCGCTGGGCCGGTTACGACGCCAAGGCGGCCGAGGGGGGGCCGGGCAACAGCTTCAACATCCTCATCAACCTTTAGCCGCTTAACCGATAGCCTCTCAACCCCTAATCCCCCAAGGAGCGCGCCATGCCCCTCATCGGAACGCTGATCTCATTGCTGGTGGTGCTGCTCGTGCTGGGGCTGATCTACTACCTGATCACGCTGCTGCCGCTGCCGGCGCCCACGATGCAGGTGGTGCGCATCGTGTTCATCGTGCTGTGCATCCTCGTGCTGGCGTACCTGTTTTTGCCCTTCGGCGGCCATCCGTGGCTGGCGTGTCGATAACCCAAACCAGAGAAAACCCCATGAGCTATTCGATCGGATTTACGGCGCGCGACAAGCAAGCGGCCAAGGCGCAGGTGCAAGTCGAAATGGAGCAGATAGTGGCCTCCCAGCCCACGCACCAGGCCGATGCGCAGCAAGCGCTGGCCGCAGCCCATGCGTTTATCGACATCCTGACGGACGACGCGACGCGCGATATCAGCGTGTCGGTGGCCGGCTCGCTCAGCTGGAACTGGGACACCCCGCCGGATGCGCCCAAGAACTTCAACGGCGCCAATCTGAGCATCGGCGTGTACTACGTCGAGCGCAAGGCATAACGCGATGCTGCGCGTGCTCGATCACGACGGCGACGCCGATGCACGGTTAGTCGCCATTCTTATGCGCATGATGGGGCGCACCTCGCTCGTGGTGACCGCCCGCGACGAGCAGGAGATGGCCGAACGCATACGAGGCTGCGCGCTCGTGCTGGCCAACTGCCCCGACGGCTCGGGCTCGATCGAGCTGCGCATCGTGTCTCGGCGCGATCTGCCTCACCCCGACGAGGCGATCAACTAACCCATGGCTACCATCGAGTACACCCCGCCGCCGACGGTGAAGCGCTTCATCAAGCACTACAGCCCGGGGGAGCTGTTTCTCGATTGGATTATCGGGCCCGTGGGCTCGGGCAAGACCACGGGCATCTTTTTCAAGCTCATCTACATGGCGCAGCTGCAAGCGCCCAGTCCCATCGATGGCATCCGCCGCTCGCGTTGCGTGGTGGTGCGCAACACCGCGCCGCAGCTCGTCGACACGACGATCAAGAGCTTTAATTACTGGTTCAAGGATGGCCAGGCGGGCAAGTGGAAGGCCACGACCAAGGACTTCATCTTGCGCTACGGCGATGTCGAGTGCGAGGTGTTGTTCCGGCCTCTGGATACGCCCGATGACGTCGAGCGCGTGCTCTCGCTGGAGGTGACCTTTGCGATCATCGACGAATTCGTGCAGATTCCCCAGGCCATTATCGAGGCGCTCTCCGCGCGTTGCGGCCGCTACCCCCCGGAGATCGAGGGTGGTGCGACCAACTGGGGCATGTGGGGCGCGTCTAACCCTGGCATGGAATCCGACTGGTGGTATCCCATGCTCGAAGCCCATGATGAGCTGCCGCCTGATCAGCCGATTCCAGATAACTGGACCTACTTCAAGCAGCCCTCGGGTTTTTCGGCCGACGCGGAAAACACCGAGAACCTACCGGGCAAGCGCGATTACTACACCAACTTGGCCAAGGGCAAGACCAATCACTGGGTCAAGCAGTTCATCGAGGTCGAGTGGGGCTACTCGCTCGTGGGCAAACCCGTGTTTCCGATGTTCAACAAGGAGCTGCATGTCAGCCGCCGCCCTCTCACTGCTATCCGAGGCCGCCAGTTGCTGGCAGGCTATGACCCCGGTATGCGCATGGGTCTTGTGCTGGGACAGTACGATGATGCTGTCGGCCGCCTGCTGGTACTCGACGAGCTGGTCTTGGAGAACTACGCGACCGACCGCATGATTGCCGAAAAGCTCAAGCCGTTGCTCTTTCGCAAGTACCGCGGCTTCGAGCTGCTGGTGATCCCCGACCCCTCCTCGGTCAACGCCAGCCAGTCCAAGCAGGGATCGAGCGTGCTCACCGAGCTGAAGAAGCACTTCGCGGTGGCGTATAACGGCGACAATTCGATCGAGTCGCGCTTGCAGCCGGCGCAGTACTACATGATGCGCCTCACCGCCGACGGGCCGGCGCTCATCATCGACCCGTCCTGCGTGAAATTGACGCGCTCGCTGGTGGGGGGCTACAAGTACACGGTGACCAAGGGTGACGTGCAGCGCGAGGTGCCGGATAAGAACGTGCACAGCAACGTGGCCGATGCCTTTACCTACCTCGCGCGCTACGTGCGCCGGGGCGAGGAGCGCGCCGGGCGCAGTATCAAACCGCGCCGGGGGGCGATCGTGCGGTCGAGCAATAGCTACGCCATGAGCTAAACTTGCGTGCAGATTGATTAGGACGCCTAACCATGTCAACCCCGAACCTGCCCGCGCCGGCTGCGCTCAGTGGTCCGATGTCGGCGACGCAGCCCAGCGCCATGTCGGCGTTGCAGGCCGGGATCGTCACGCTCCAGCCCGAGGTGATGGCGCGCCTGGGGGCTGAGTTTGCCACGCGCTTTAAGCAGTACGAGAGCGATCGACGCTTGGCCGAGCTGAAGTGGGAGCGCAACGCGCGCCAGTTCCTCGGGGTGTATGACAATGACATCGAAAAGCTGATCGATACGAACCGCTCTAAGGCGTACCCGAAGCTCACGCGCTGGAAATGTGTCTCGATGCTCTCGCGCTTGATGAACCTGCTCTTTCAGGCCGATGACAAGAACTGGACCGTGAGCCCCTCGGCGGTGCCCGACTTGGATCAGGACGATTTGCAGCAGGTGCTCGATCAGGTGATGGCGCAGGCGCAAGGGCAAAAGCCCGACGACGAGGTGATCGAGCAGGCCATCCGCGAGTTTGCGAAAAAGC